AAATATAGACTTAATTTTAAAACCACCTGTCAAACCAGTTCCAAAAGATCCTGCAGTTGAACATATTGATGCAATCACAGGACAAAAGTTTCAAGCATTCCCTGGACAAGACCATAGAGCTCATATGACAGCACATTTAGCATTTATGGGAACTAATATGGCTAGAAATAATCCACAAATCCAAGCAATGTTAGAAAAAAATATTTTTGAACACATTTCTTTAATGGCTTTGGAGCAAATTGAAATGGAATTCCAAAAAGAAATAGTAGAAATGCAACAAATGGCACAAAATCCACAGATGATGCAGAATCCACAGACAAAACAACTAATGCAACAGACTAGTTTAAAGATAGAATCTAGAAAAGCTGTGTTAATTGCAGAAATGATGGAAGAATATCTAAAAGAACAGAAAGAAATCTTAGGAGATTTTTCAAATGATCCAATTGCTCAACTAAGAGCAAGAGAACTAGACCTTAGAGCAGCAGATAATGCTAGAAAAGAAGACGAAGGTCAGGAAAGACTTAACCTTGACAAAATGAGAGCGTTGATGAATCAACAAAATCAAGAAAACAAGCTTGAGCAAAACGAAGATCTAGCAGAATTAAGAGCAGCTACTTCGCTAACCAAACAAGTCATGGCTGATGATAGCAAACGACACGATTTTGGTAGAAATTTCAAGAAAAATTAATTATAATATTATTAAGGAGAAACATATGATCAAAAAAGCAAAAGATCCTAAAGCTGTTACAGAATTAGGTGTTGGTAAAGATGGTTATAAAACAGGCGGTGTTGTTATCGAAGCTACTGATCCTACTACATCACAAATAGTTGATGTTAAAGGGACTAGAAGAATGAGAGCAGATAAAAAACCTGTTAAAGCTACTTGGTATTAGGTTATGTGGTTATCGGCAATTAAATTAGCCGTTTCTGCTGGCAGTAAAATCTATGCTAACAAGCAGAGAACGAAGATGGCTATGTCAGATGCACAACTGATGCATGCTACTAAGATGGCCCAAGGGCAAGAAGCTTACCAGGGAAAACTTTTAGAAGCTAGACAATCAGATTGGAAGGACGAGGCCGTTTTGATAATTTTAAGTTTGCCCGTGTTGGTGCTGGCCTGGGCAGTCGTATCGGATGATCCGACCGCAATGGATAAAGTCAAATTGTTTTTTGATATGTTCTCACAGCTCCCGTCATGGTTCACCAATTTGTGGATCCTTGTCGTGGCGAGCATATATGGTATAAAGGGTACACAAATATTTAGAAACGGAGGAAAAAAATGAGACAAAACGGAATAAGATCAAATGTAAGATTTCCATACGGAAGTTCTGGCATAAAAAAACAAGGTGCTAATGATAGACTTGATGAATCTTTAGGAGAAAGAAGAGGAAAAGAATCTACAAAAACACAAAGTTATAAATCTAGAAGAGATGAGTCTAGAGGAGCGAGTAAGTAATATGAAAAATACAGGAAGAGAAAATCTTTTAGAAGAAGTAGGAAGACTTGACGCTAGAAAAAATCCTAACTCAAATGACAGAGCAGAAAAAAGAAGAGTCATGAGTGAAATAAAAGACGGCTACAAAAAAGGTGGCAAGGTCAAAAAGAAAAGAGGATGTGGTATGGCTAAGAGAGGATTCGGTAGAGCATAATGGCTGGAAAACCTATTAGTAAAAAGAAAAACCCTGGTTTAGTTAAGTTAGCTAAAAAAAATCCTAAGTTAGCAAAAAAATTTGGATACAATCCAAAAAGAATGGTTGCTAAAAAAGGTGGCAAAGCTAAATAATGGCTAAACTTTGCGCAAGAGGCAAGGCTGCAGCAAAACGTAAGTTTGATGTTTATCCTTCTGCTTACGCGAATATGTATGCATCTAAAGTGTGCAAAGGAAAAGTAAAAGCTAAAGATGGAGGATTTATAGCTAGAGGTTGTGGCAAAGTAATGTCCAACAGAAGAAAGAAAACAAAGATTGCATAATGGGCGATTTAAAAAAATGGGTAGATCAAAAATGGGTAGACATTGGAGCACCAAAGAAAGATGGAAAATATCAACCGTGTGGAAGAAAATCAGCTAAAGGAAGTAAACGTGCGTACCCAAAATGCGTACCAATTGCCAAAGCAAGAAAAATGTCAACTGGACAAAAACGTTCAGCAGTTACACGTAAAAGAGCTGCTGGCAATCCTGGTGGCAAACCGACGAATGTTGCAACATTTACAAAAAGAAAAAAAGTAAGTATGGGAGGTTTAATATAATGACTATTAGAAAAACTACCAAAGGACCTGGAGCAAATTACAGACCAACAAAGTCTGGTGCAGGTATGACAGCTAAAGGTGTCAAGGCTTATAGAAGAGCAAACCCTGGATCAAAATTAAAAACAGCAGTAACTGGTAAAGTTAAACCAGGATCTAAATCTGCAAATAGACGTAAGTCATATTGTGCTAGATCAGCTGGACAATTAAGAAATTCATCAGCTAAAACAAGAAACGATCCTAATTCTAGAATAAGACAAGCTAGAAGAAGATGGAAGTGTTAATGAAAGCTACTTTATTAGATGCACTTGAAGCTAGATACGAAGCACAAATATCAGAAGCTGACGCTACATTAAAAATATATTTAGAACATCCTGTTGGAATTGGTGAGCACCCACAACATTTAGATGAAATAGATAAACTGTTTCAAAAAATTGCAGATGCTCAAGAAAAGTTAAAAGTAATTGAAGATTTTAGAGAGGAAAGAAGTGCCCTTTAGATCTGAGAAGCAACGAAAGTTTATGTACGCCAATAAACCTGAAATAGCAAAAAAATGGGATAAAAAATACGGCGGTAAAATAAAAAAGAAAAAAAGAAAGAAGAGAAAATAATGGACGGAATGAACATAGTAATATCAATACAAAAAGACCTTAAAGATAGACTTAATAATATTGGTGACGCAATCCTAGCTGGAGGGGTTGACAATATGGAAAAATATAAGTATCTAATAGGACAGGCACATGCCATACAATTAACATTACAGGAAATCTCTAACCTGCTAAATAACAAGGAGCAAAAAGATGAGTCAGGAAACGTTGTCGACCTCAGTCGAGGAACCAAAAACTAAATCCGCTTTATTAGAAAAATATAGTGAAGAAAAAAAAGAAGAGAAAGAACCTTTAAATCCAGAAAACATTAAGGATACCGTTAGTGAATTACCTGAACCTTGTGGTTACAGGCTTTTAGTTTTACCTTTTACACCAAAAGAAAAAACTAAAGGTGGTATTATTATTGCGCAAGAAGCTTTAGATAAAGCTAGAATTGCAACTAACTGTGGTTACGTTTTAAAAATGGGACCACTAGCGTATACGGACAAAGAAAGATTTTCATCTGGTCCGTGGTGCAAAAAAGGTGATTGGGTAATCTTTGCAAGATACGCCGGATCACGATTACCAATAGAAGGCGGTGAAGTCCGTCTATTAAACGACGATGAAGTATTGGGTACTATTAAAGACCCAGAGTCTGTACTTCATTATATTTAACCCATAGGAGAAACTATGCCAGACACAGAAGAAAACAAAAAATCAGAACAAGTAGTTGATATTGATACATCGGGCCCAGCGGTTGATGTAGAATTACCTGAATCAAAAACACAAGAAGTAGAAACGGATAAAACATATGAAAACGAACGTGAAACAAAGCTTGAAGACAATAATAAGTCCGATGGTACAATTGAGAAATCTGATGAGCAGTTGGATGTTCGAACTGAACAGGACGACACGAAACCAGTTGAAGAAAAAACTGAAGAAAAGAAAAACGAATTAGAAGAGTATAGCGACGGAGTAAAAAGAAGAATTGCTAAACTTACTAAAAAAATGCGTGAGGCAGAAAGGCAAAGAGATGAAGCCACAACTTATGCAAAAAGCGTTTTACAAGAAAAAAATCAACTTAATAAAAGATTATCTACTTTAGATACTGGTTATGTATCTGAAATGGAAAATAGAATTAAGTCTGCTATGGAAGCAGCTGTTTCTAAACTAGGTAAAGCTAGAGAAGATGGTGACCTTAAATCTGAGGTTGCTGCTCAAACCGAGATATCTAAACTTGGATATGAAACTGCTAGATTAACAGAACTACAAGCAAAAGAAGAGGCTAAGGCACCTGCTAGAGAACAAGAAGTAAGAACTCCTGTTCAACAGCAACCTCAAGAAGCACCAATTAACCCTGATCCAAAGGCTCAAAAATGGGCTAGTGATAACAGTTGGTTTGGTACAGATGAGCCTATGACTTTTACGGCTTTTGCTTTACATAAAAAATTAACCGAAGAAGAAGGTTATGATCCTCAAACTGACGAATATTATTCGGAAATAAACAAGAGAATAAGACTTGAATTTCCCCATAAGTTTGATAAGATAGAGGAACCACAGACTAGTAAACCTACACAAACCGTTGCTTCGGCAACGCGTAGTACAAAGACTGGTCGCAAAACTGTGAGACTCACGCCATCACAGGTAGCAATTGCTAAAAAATTAGGTGTGCCACTAGAAGAATATGCGAAACAATTAAACATCACGAAGGAGGCTTAAGCATATGGAAAACAATAAAACAAATACCTCACGTGCGAGTCAAACTAGGGTTAAAAACGAACAACCAAAAGTTTGGGCTCCACCATCATCTTTAGATGCACCACCTGCACCCGACGGTTATCGTCACAGATGGATAAGAGCCGAGTCAATGGGTTTTGATGATACAAAAAACATGACTGGTAAAATCAGATCCGGATGGGAGTTAGTTAGAGCTGACGAATATCCAGAAACTGAATATCCAACACAAAAAGACGGGAAGTATGCAGGAGTCATCGGAGTTGGCGGCCTATTGCTGGCTAGGATACCAGAAGAAATCGCTAAGTCGCGTGAAGCTTATTATAAAAAGCAGACACAAGATAGAGACGACGCAGTTAATAACGATTTGATGAAGGATCAGCACCCAAGTATGCCTATCAATCAAGATAGACAAACTCGTGTAACCTTCGGTGGTACAAAGAAAGACTAATTCTTTAGTAATTTCTAAGTCCAACGAATAAATTAACTAACAAGCTATATAATAAGGAGAATATATTATGGCAGCAAATCAAGTAACAGGGTTTGGACTAAGAATGGTAATGAATCTCGGAAATACTCCGGCGACTTCAGGACAATCTGAATACAAGCTTAAGTCAGGACTTGGCGTTGGTATTTTTAAAAATAACATAACTTCTATCCAAGATTCGGGTGGAGATGAAGGTTATTTACAAGATGCATCTTTCGCTACTACTGACGACGGCGGTAACGGCGGAGCTACTTACTCAAACAGTGGACATGCACCAATTATCGGCGTATTCAACGGTGCCTTTTATGTTGACAACTCTACAAGTAAGCCTACATGGGCTAACTCTGTAGCAGCTGGAACAACATTTGGTACTGACTACAATACAGGCAGCAATGATGGTTGTGCTTATGTAAACGACAATCCGTTTCAAGAGTATGCAATCAAAGCTGACGCAGCAGTAACTCAATCTATGTTTGGAGACGCAGGGTACAACTGTACTAGTACTACCTCTGGTGGTGCAGTCGATCCAATTAGTGGACAGTCTACTGTTAAACTTAACATAGCAGGCGGTGCAGCAGGAACTAAAATGTTTAAATTAGTTAGAAGTGCTGACGAACCTAAAAATAATGATCTATCTGTACTTAACGGCAATGTAATTGTTGTACAAGCTGCAGCTAGTAATTTATATAACTAATAGCGAATAAGGAGAAATAAACTATGGCTATATCACGAGCACAACTAGTTAAAGAACTAGAGCCTGGTCTGAATGCTTTATTCGGATTAGAATACAAAAACTATGCTAACGAGACAGCAGAAATATTTGATCAAGAATCATCTGACAGAGCTTTTGAAGAAGAAGTAATGTTAAGTGGTTTTGCAAATGCTGCTGTAAAACCTGAAGGTCAAGGCGTAACTTACGACGATGCGCAAGAAACTTTCACAGCTCGTTACACAAACGAAACGATCGCGCTAGCGTTTGCAATCACTGAAGAAGCGATTGAAGATAACTTGTATGACAGACTTGCGTCTAGATATACAAAAGCACTAGCAAGATCTATGGCGAACACTAAGCAAGTTAAAGGCGCGGCTGTTCTAAATAATGGTTTCAATGGATCATTTGCAGGTGGAGACGGAAAAGCTTTATTAGCTACCGACCACCCAACTCTTTCTGGATCTTTCAGTAATGAGTTAGCAACTGCAGCTGATTTAAACGAAACTTCATTAGAACAATCGTTAATTGACATTGCAGCGTTCACTGATGAGAGAGGCCTAAAAATTGCAGCTAGAGGAATGAAAATGATTATTCCTTCTGAGTTACAATTTACTGCTGAAAGACTTATGAAGTCTGAAGGTAGAGTAGGTACAGCTGATAACGATATCAATGCACTTAAAAACATGGGGATGATTCCTCAAGGTTATGTAATAAATCATTACTTAACTGACCCAGATGCATTCTTTATCAAAACAGATGTTCCAAATGGTCTTAAACATTTCGTTAGAGCACCTATCAAAACGACTATGGAAGGTGACTTTGATACTGGAAATGTTAGATACAAAGCTAGAGAGAGATATTCTTTTGGATTCTCTGACCCTAGAGGTATCTTCGGATCTCCAGGAACAGCGTAATAATTATATTTTTGTGGCGGGACATAGTCTCGCCACAATTACTAAATAGAAAGAAAAACCATGAAAAAATTCCTAATAAACATATACGCATACGATTATCACGGTAGATTTGAAGTAGAGTCTAATGATGATGCGGTTTCTCTAGAACAAGCAATAGTTGACAAACTAGGAGAAAACAGTATAGTTTGGGAATTATCGGGAATGTTTTCGGATGTTCCTTATCGAATAACCTATGAGGAGGTTAGTAATGATACAAGACCTATACAAAGCAAAAAGGTCCTTGGAGTTGAAGTGGGAACAGGAGCACCTAGATAATAATAGGTATACTCTTGAAATGGTTAGAATTGATGACAAAGTTAAACAAATCATCACTGACATTAAGCTGGAAGAAGCAGCTATTGCCCATAGACAGAATACTGTTGAAGGTTCTGCTCCACAAGTTTCTGTAGCTACTTAATCAAAAGCTACATCGCTGAAATGCATAAATACCTAGGGCTCTCTTGCACTCTACTAAAAAATAATATATAAATATCACACTATACATAATTAACTTTGCATGGCGACGTGAAGTATAGCGCGTTACGGCCTAGAGACTCTATGCAAATAACTAGGAGAATATAATCATGGCAACAACATCGTTTCAAGGGATCATAAGATCATACGGCGGACAAGACAGATCAACTAGCACAACTCCAGGTGTAGTACTTTTATCAGAAGTAATTTCTTTTAATGCAGCTGCAACATCAGGTTCTTTAACACCAGTTAGAATTGGTACAAGTGCAACAGCAGGTAAAGAATTTGTATTACCTAAAGGCTCTATACCAGTTACATTTACAGTAGTAGCACCATCAACAGGCGGTGGTTCAACTGTAGATATTGGAACTACAGCAGACGTTGACGGTTTCTTTAATGAAGTAACATCAGTTACAAAAGGAAGTGTTGCTGGAGCAGGCGGAGCTTTAGTAGTAGCAGGTGGTACACCAGCTAATGCTACAGTAGCAGCTTCAGTAGGTGCTTCAGCTGGAACAGGAACTGTTACAGGTGTTTTTACTTATACTTGTGTAGACAATGCTAGACCAGGTGAATCACAACCTGAATTAGTATAATAATTAATTAAGTGTGGGCTTCGGCCCACACAAAATTTAATAGGAGAAAAAATATGTCAGGCGGCGGATCATTTTCAAGCGACCAAACAACCTTAAACAGAACAGGTACAACAGCTGGTAAAAATTTAAAAGTAGGTAGAACTAGAGTTACTTCTATTCAAGCTGCAGGTGCAGCTTCATCAGTTGTAGAACTTTACGATCAAACAGCTGATACAATTGTATCAGGAAATTTAAAAGCAAAATTTTTATTCGATACTGATGGTTTATCTGTTTACGTTCCAGGTTCAGGTATCTTATTCAAAGACGGAGTTACAATTGTAGTTACTGCATCAGCAGGATCTACATTAACTATTACCGGTGCTTAGGAGTTTAAATGGCAAATACTACTTCAGGAACTTATGTTTTTGAAAAAGGTTTTACTATAGCCGATATTGTTGAAGAAGCTTTTGAAAGAGTTGGAATGCGTGGAGTTTCAGGTTATGAACTTCGAAGCGCTAGAAGATCTTTAAATATTCTTTTTCAAGAATGGGGAAATAGAGGACTACATTATTGGGAAGTAGCTCACAATTCTATTAGTTGGGAAAGTGGTAAAAATGTTTACACATTATATCGTTCTTCGACTGATGGAACTTCTGATGCTATGTTTAGTCCCCTATCAGCAGCAATGACTATTGGACAAACTACAGTTGTTGTAGACTCTATTGCAAACTTTCCAACAACGGGGACTTTGTTAATTGGAACAGAACAAATAACTTATACAGGTATAACAACTGAAACTAAAACATTTACAGGGTGTACAAGAGGAGCAAATGGAACCACAGCAGCAACTCATTCAATTGATGACAAGTGTTATGATAACAATTCTTTTACTTATGGAGTTACCGATATTTTAGAAGCTTCTTATAGAAGTTCTTCTATAATTGATTCTCCATTTACTAAAGTTGATAGATCTACTTATCAAGCTTTTTCAAATAAAACAGCAACAGGACAACCTTCTCAATATTTCGTAGAAAGATTTATTGATAGAACAACTATTACAGTTTACTTAACACCTGGATCTGTACAAGTTGGCAATTTTCTTAATTACTATTATGAAAGAAGAATCCAAGATGCAGGTTCCTATAGTAATGATGCAGATGTACCTTATAGATTTGTACCTTGTATGGTTGCAGGTCTTGCTTATTATTTATCACAAAAATTTCAACCAGCAGCAGTTCAAAATTTAAAATTATTATACGAAGATGAATTAGCTAGAGCTTTACAAGAAGACGGTTCACCATCTAGTACTTTTATTAGCCCTAAAACTTATTATCCAGGAACGTAATGGCAGATTTATCAAAAGGAAAAAATGCAATATTTATTTCAGACAGAAGTGGAATGCAGTTTCCATATACTGAAATGGTTAGAGAATGGAACGGTGCAAGAGTACATACTTCAGAGTTTGAACCTAAACAACCTCAACTTCAACCTAAACCAGTAGGATCAGATCCTCAAGCATTACAAAACCCAAGACCACCTATACCTACAACTGCTGTTTTAATTATGTTAGATGATAATCCTTTTACAACTGTAATTCATAGCGGGGTTACTTATGTAAATGTGTATTCAGTTGCTCATCAAAGAAAAACAGGAGACGTTGTTAGATTAAGAGGTTTTCCAGATGTAACTACTGCAGGACCTGGAGGATCTAATCCTGATGATCTAAGAAATTTACAATCTTTTAATACTATACCTACATTTGATAATGTAAGTGATTTAAATAATGCAAATGGTTTTATTATTACAATAGGTAAAAAAAATTCAGATGGCTCCGTAACTACTTCACCTAGTGCCACACCAACAGATATTTTGACTACACCAGAAAATTATTTCTTTATTACAAGCACAAGTAATGCTACAACAGGAGGAGTTGCTGGTGGAGGAAATGGTTGTTCAGCGGGACCAGTAACTTTACAGGCGGTATAATATGGCATACACTTTAGCAAACTTACAATCTGACATTAGATCTTATACAGAAGTAGATGATAGTGTTTTAACAGACGCTATTTTAAATACAGTTATTAAAAATGCTGAGAATGAAATTTATAGAGAGGTAGCTTCTGATGTTTCAAATTTTTATGCTACATCAAACGCAGTTATCGGAAACAGATATGTTACTATTCCTTCTGATTTAAGAACAATTAGATATGTTCAATTTACTGACTCTGACGGCAAACAAGTTTATTTAGATCAAAGAGATCCAAGTTTCATGGCTGAATTTTATGAGACTCCTGATACAGCTAATGGACTTCCTCAATACTATGCTAGTTGGGATGAGAATTTTTGGGTAGTTTCACCCACACCAGACGCAGCTTATAAAATAACATTAGCTTATACTAAACAACCAGAAAGTATCACAAATACTACTCAACCTACAGGAGCTCCTGCTTCTTTAAACGGAACATATGTCAGTAATAAATACCAAGACATGCTTTTGTATGGTTGTTTAAAAAATGCATATGGGTACTTGAAAGGACCGGCAGATCTGTTACAATACTATTCTACAGCTTTTAGAACTGCTATGGCTTCTTATGGAGTCGAACAACAAGGACGAAGAAAAAGAGGCGAATATGATGATGGTGTCATTCGTACTCCTATTAAATCAGACTCACCATCAACATATTAATAAGGAGATAAAAACATGGCAAACATAGTACCAAGATCATTTGGAGTATCTTTACTGTCTGCACAACATGATTTTGCAACTTCAGGTCATACCTTTAAGTTAGCTCTGTACACAACTAACCCATACGATGCTGCAAGCACTGTATTTGCTGGTGGTACAGGTAACGGTGAAGTAAGTACTGTTGGCACAAATTATGTTGCAGGGGGCAACGCACTTACAAGTCAAGCTGTTGCAACAGGAGCAGGTAGTGGAACAGGTGCATTAGTATCTACTGTAGATTTTGCAAACACAGTGTGGGGAGCAGCAACAACTGGAGCTGCAACTTTTGGCGCTGCGTTTGGTGCAATTTATAATACAAATACTGTAGATGGTGTAGCAAATAGATTAGTAGTAGTGTTAGACTTTAGTGGAACTAAAACAGCAACAGCTGGCGACTTTACTGTCGCTTATCCAGATCCAACAACTGGAAGCCCTGCTGGTGTAGCAGCTATCATAAGTTTAAACGCTAATTAAAAATAGGAAAAAAATATGGCGTTGGTAATAAACGACAGAGTAAAAGTAAACAGTACAGCGACTGGAAACAGTCAAACTACTTTTGCAATTAATAATACTGTACTTACAGGTTTTGAAACTTTTGCAACTGGCATTGGTGTAGGTAACACAACTTATTATTGTATTTTTAATCAAGGTACAAATGAGTTTGAAGTTGGTTTAGGAACATTAAGTTCTACGACTAATTTACAAAGAACTACAATTCTTTCTAGTTCTAACTCAGACAGTGTAGTTGATTTTAATGCAGGTACAAAAGATGTATTCTGTACTTTACCAGCAAGCAAAGCAGTTTATTTAGATTCAACAGGTACCCCTGTGGGTGCCGCAAGTAACGGATTTAGCGTGGCAATGGCCATAGCTTTATAAGGAGGAATATGGCACAAGATTTTACTAGATATGCGGTACAAGCAACAAACAGTGCAGGTACGGTATTTACAGCAAATTCAAATGATGCAGTCATTGGAATCAGAATCGCAAACATAGTAACTTCAGCAATCACAATAGATGTATTTGTAGCAGTTGGAGGTTCAACTAACAGATACATTTGTAAAGATTTAAGCATTCCACCAAACAGTGCCGTAGAGCTTGTTTCAGGTGGAGCTAAATTTGTAATGCAAAATACTGATATACTAAAAGTAGAATCAGATACTGCTACAAGTGCTGATGTTTATGTTAGCGTTGTTGATTCAATAAGTGCATAGGAGGATAAATGGATAGTTTATACAATACAATATATATCGGTAACAAACCGGGCGCAGAACAAATTTATACACACGCGGAAACGCTTGATAACAAAGATATGGTTATTGAGTCAGCGGTTCTTGCTGGACCAGTAACTTTTACTAATACAATAACAGTAACAGGGACCTTGGTAATAGTTTAATGAGTGAAGTAAAAGTAAATAAAATTAGCCCACGATCCGGTACAGGTGTACAGCTAGGTGATAGTGGCGATACGTTTACAATTCCTAGTGGTGGAGCAATAACAATTGCATCAGGTGCAACTATTACAAATAGTGGTACAGCAGTAAACTTTGGTGCGACAGGTTCAGCTTCTTGGGTTACAGGTTCAATTAAAACTGCAACATTCACTGCAACAGCAGGCGAAGGATATTTTTGTAATACAACAGCAGGAGGTTTTACAGTTAACTTACCAGCAGGTTCGGCTGGAGCAGTAGTTGCAGTTAAAGATTATGCAGGAACGTTTGATAATAATAGTTTAATAGTAGCACCAAATGGTTCTGAAAAAATTGGTGGTATAGCATCT